TGGAACTCGCCGAACAGGCGATGCGAGAAATCGCAAATGAAGGTTCTCACGAGCCGGTGTCAGCTATGGCACCAGGGGCTGCGATGCCAACAGTCACGGGGGCGCAAGTCACCTTGGTTGTAAAGTCCAAGAATCACCATGGTTCTGGGTCAAAAGCACGACGTAAGCAGCGTCGTACTGCAACAGAATTTGCGAAAACCATGCAAAACAAGTTGCAAATCTCGTCCGTTGACGGCAAGGTTAAGATGGAAATGGTACATGCTGATGTGAACGATGCCATGAAAGCCATAGCTGCTTCTAAACCTAAGGTTGGAAAATCAAAACAACGCCGCAACCAGGCCTATATATACGAGCGACAGGGATGTGAAATTCTAGACGCTGGTGGGTCTGTTTCAAATGCCGATGCATATTTCATGAAAGCGATGGAATGCCGGCCAGATGATCGGACGAAAAAACGCCTTCAAGAGAAGGAAGCGAAAGCACATTATTGGAAGGAACGAAGTGTTGTAAACACTGCTGCAGCAAACTTACAGTCAAATGCCAAGGTTGCTGGAGCTCCAATGCCTGTATATCGGCCAAAGGGGCCGCATCCGAACCCCACAATTGGTGCGAAGTTGCAAAACATCAAACCGGTTGCAACAAGCATAACGGAGTGTTCCCATATTGCGAAAATGAGTGGTGCAACAGCGAGTTATCCAAGCGATTGGAAGACCAAACGATTGAACAGCAAGAAAGTGTTAGTTCAAGAGTTAATTCACAGATTGAAAACCGAAATCGTGGAATTGGAAAAGCTGGATTCAACTGCTACTCAGGGCGAAATGGTTATTTTGTTGGAATCACTAAACAAGATCGGAAAGGTTGGAGATGTCCCGGTTGTTCACACCACTGTAACACCATCAGTGGTAGTGTTAACGAAACCAAAACCACCTCCTATTCCCCCGCGTCCTGTTATTACCGTACCTGTAAGTTCTTTGAAACAGGAATGTGGATATCAGATGTCCCAGGATCCTGAATTTAAGGAATGTCAAGTGAAATGGAATGGCAAGACATGGACAGTATTCAACGATGATGACATGAACCCAAAGAAACCAAACAGCTATGCTAATGCTGTTAAGAAAGGTATAATTCGCAAAAGGATGGCTCAGGTCAACGGCAAATGGATGGCAGAAGAAGAATACAAACTGCTAAAGAAACAAATGGACAAAATAAAGGTTAACAGCCATGGTGATGTTGTCATGGACGACGCTATGGAGAAACAGGTTGTCATGGGAGACATTGCTGTGGTTGTCAAGGCTTTAATGGCTGAGGAGATTGGTACCAAAGAAGTATACAATCCAAAGTTGTCCCGTACCGTTGTCGTACCAAATATGAGCTGGGTTGATCGTAAGAAATTACGTAACCAAATGGTTCCAACATATGTGCCTAAGGAGTTGACATCCTTCCTCCGCATTCAAGCTGTTGGTTCTGACCGCAATGCAGCTACTTTACAGATGTTGTTCAAACATGCGCGTAGTTATGTGCAAGCACGCTACGTACCTGAAATGATCGATGATTCTGAATTAGCAAACCAAATGGTTAGTGCCGTTACAGCTGCGTATATGCCAACGGAGGCTGAACAACAGATGCGACAATTCTTCAAAGGAAAGGCGGTGAAAGCGCTGCGCAAAGTCAGTGACACTGTGCGTGGCAAGTTGGGTCGTGTTGGGTGGGGCGCCGTGAGGCGCCTACCTAGCGCGAAGTGACGATTCCAATGCGAACCCGGACGGTGCTGTGCAGGTGAAGATCTGCCTGCACCGCGCCCTGGGTTCGTGGTGGAGGGGCAGGTTAATGAATATTCTTGTGATAAGAGATCTTTAACCCGTTTGTTCGATTTTGGTATAGAGCTGCCTGAACAAACGAATAGACAACCATGTGCCCATAACATCAGAATGGCGGCTCACTGTAGGCATTATGCACCTGTGCCAACAGCAACAAGAACCTTGAACGAAGCAAAGCATTGGATCCGTAGTCGGATGCGTTCAGTCGGATTATTCCCGGGATCAACTGAGCCTTGGACACCAGAGCATGTTATCAGCTCTCGTGCACCTGCGAAAAAGAACACATATCGCATGGCTTTTGAATCTTTGGAAAATAAACCATTGGAGAGGAAAGACGCTGTGGTTACTGTCATGATTAAAGATGAAAAAGAACCTTTGATTATTGGCAAGCGTAAACCGCCTCGTCTTATACAATATCGATCCTCTAGAATTACAGCATATTATGCACAATGGATGGCTCCTTTTGAACACACCTTTTATGGAATTCATGTTAATGGATTTCCAGCATTCGCTAAGCACATGAACAGTTATGAGCGAGCTGAAGCTGTTGTATCCATGGGTGGACCGGGGCGCACCTACGTTATGTTAGATCATAAGCAGTTCGACGGACATATATCAGTAGACCATCTGAAATTCGAACATGCTATGTATGACTGGGTGTATCGTGATCCACAACTTGCAAGCGCATTGAAGTATCAGTTATCCAACAACTGTTACTCTCGATGTGGCTTAGGATGGAAAGTTAAGGGTGGTAGGATGAGCGGAGATTTTAATACTTCTCTTGGCAATAATATTGTCAATTTTGCAATCCTTTATCTTTGGCTTAAACATATAGGCGTTCCTAATAGCGAAATGCGGTTCTTGTTGGATGGTGACGACAGTGTGCTTAGTGTACCAGATGCATATGTTGATAAATTGGACTTAGAGTTTTTCAAGTTATTTGGCTTCGAGATGACCATCGAAGCACTTGCGAAAGAGCCTGAAAGAGTTACTTTTTGTCAGACGCGACCAGTATTTACGGGTACTGTGTGGCGTATGTGTCGCTTGTTCGAAAGAGCATGTGGCAGAATGCAATATACCATCCGTAAACATCGGGGCATAGGCTGGGTCCGATATGCGCGTGGGATTGCAGTGGCCGAAAGGCAACTGGGCGATGGACTTCCCATATTCGCCGCTTTAGGGCGGAGAATGTGTGAATTGATACCAAATTTACCGCCAATCATTGATAATGAGCAATACTACAAGTGTTGGAAGGAACCTGGATATGCGGCTTTGCCAATTTCTGATGAGTGTCGTGCCTCATTTGCTCTTGCATTTGACATTACACCTACACACCAATTGGCATTAGAGCAAATGCTCGCCTCTGCAAGCCTCGCAGATCCGTTGTTCGAGCTCGTACGGTCAACTGAGCCATGGGTAAAACCAAGGGGCAAAACCGCCGAACAGGTGGTGCGCGTCGGCGCATAAGGCGTGTCCGTAAGGGCACGCAAAAGAGTGGCAGTAATGTCACCCAAATGGTTGGTGTTGCGTATACTCCTCCAGTATTACGTAATTCAACACCTTCATCACGCGTATTTCAGGCAACTGAATACCTCGCGTCTCCAGTCATCACTACAGCTACCGTACTTGGTAATTTGTTTTATGACGTTTATGTGAATCCTGCTGCTTGGAATACTACCCGAGCATACGAGGAAGCACTTTTGTGGGGATATTACCGTTTTAAGCGGTTGATTTTCCATTTCGAAGCTAGTGCACCAACTGCATATGGTGGACAGATTGCCGTCGGAACTGACACTTCTGTTGACTCCCTTCCGGGTGTTGGCGCTAGTGGTGATATCGGCTACATTCTTGCTCTACCAGGTTCTCGAACCGCATCGATTTGGCAGAATTTTAACATCCCATTTGATTGCCGTAAGGGTTTTCGACCATTCGAATGGTTCCAAACTGCGATTACAGGTGAGAATGCTCCCAGCTCTGTGACTGGTTCACAGGGCAGGTTGTTGTGTGCGCTGACACAGCCTATTAACAATGCCACTGGTGGCACAAATGTTACTTGGACAATTCGTGTCGAATATGTTATTGAATTTGCCAGACCACAACTGACAATTCCTATTAACACTTTCGCCCCGATTATTATTCCAACAGGCACTGCTGTCTCCCTCAACGTATCTGGCCAAGGATCTGTTGGATCATGGGCTGGATTCTCTACTCTACTACAGAATCAGGTTTGGTTCCTAACTCCATCGATTACCGATTGGATGACGGTTAATTCCCCTGAGGGCAATTATTTGGCTGTCACACAAGGCGGAACAATAACATTCTTTTCTAACTACCCATCAACTTTTGATCGTGGTGATTGCGTCGGATTTGGATCCGGCGTTGGTCTAACAAAACCAACCACGATGTATTTTGTTGGATATGTCTGAGGAGGTTGCTTCTGAGATGACTGCCGAAAGGGCTGTGCAAGCAATTGCATCAGAGATTGACGCGTTGAGTTTATCAGTTTTAAATCCACGCGTGATAACACCAAACTGTTTGACTGTTCAGGATTGTGGTGTGGGTGGCGTCATTACCTTTTTGGGGAATAATGTCACAACAAATGATTTGCTGACGATGCTATATGACATTAACCAGGTTGGAGCGAATTGCTCCTGCGTGGCAGCTAGCACACTTGGTACTATTGAGACGGATATCTCTGGTACTACCAATGTGTTGCTTAATGCGATATTAGGCCAACTTGTTGTCTTAACTACCGCTACTAATAATGTTAATGGTAGTATCGTTACTGGTAATGCGCGCTTGAGCAATATACTTGCTCAAGTCACTAACAGCGCAAATTCGTTGGTGACAATTGCTAGTAGTACCGGCGCTATTCAAACCAGTGTCGGAATTGCTAACATTAATTGGAGCAATTATTTGACGCACATACCCTCTGCTGGAAGTTCAAACTGGCGTTAGCCAGGACGGTGTAAGAGATTGCACCAGTGTTAGCGTGGCGAATTATCACTAGTGTGAAAATGCTAGTGGTGGGGGGCCACTAACTATAACAATGAAGAAG